AGTATCAGTATTTGTACACACACAAACCTTTACATGGTGCAGACAAATACATAGTTGTTGACAGGAAAGACAAAGACGCCTGGATGTACAGCACATACATGTCAGCTCTTCATTCACACCATCACGGAAAACTACCTGATAAAAAATATGCTTTGAATATTATAGATTGGAATCATTCTAAACTAGGACTTAGTCATGTGTACGACAACATATGGATTCCAGAAAGAGAACGCCTTGTAGCAGCTGGTGCAGATATGGTTTGGTATGAAGATATGAAAATAGAAGAAGATGTTTACTTTGAAGACACAAAACTAGAGCCAGTTTGGTCTTGTAATATGGAGTAAATTTACTTATAATTACATTATGGGTGTACCCAAACAGTTATCAGAACAACAAAAGAAATTTGCGGAGCTATTGGTTTACAATGAAGGACGTAAGACACCAACAGAGTGTGCTATCGAAGCAGGCTATCAAGAAGGCAGCGCTCATGTACGAGCGTCTGAGCTGCGCAATCCAAACAAGTATCCTTTGGTTGCTAAATATATCGGAGAGATCAGACAAGAAATCCAAAAGAAATATGAAGTTACTTTTGAGAAACACATCACAGAACTCGGCCGTATACGCGAAGCAGCTTTATCTAAGGGAGCTTTCTCAGCTGCTGCAAATGCGGAAGTCGCAAGAGGAAAAGCAGCAGGACTTTATATCGAACAAAGAATAAGTTTATCTGGAAAGATAGAAGATTTATCTATTGAAGAATTAGAAAGTAAAATGAAAAGAATATACGAAGAAAACAAAGTATTAATAGAAGGCGAGTATACAGTTGGCAAAGAAAAGTAAGCTGTATAGCGAACATGTTGCTGGACCGAAGAAGAGAACTTCGATCGGACAGAGCGTCAGGTCACGACCGAAGAATAAACACAAACGACGCAACTTTAAAAAATATAGAGGACAAGGAAAGAAAAGATGATCACATACCTGGACCAAGAAAATGGTACGCCTACGTTTACAGTACACAACGCTATCACACCAGAGTTTGCAAAAGGTTTAATAGATGAATTTAAAGATAAGACCCAAATTGCAACTCATGAATCTAAGGGTGAACAAACAACAGAACCAACAAGCTGGAGAGACTCAACTGTTTCTTGGTTTCACAATCCAGATCTTTATGAACAAGTATATGGTTTTATGCAGGTAGCTAATTATCACATGGGGCTACGTTATAAAATATCAGGAGCAGAAGCTTTTCAGTTTACTAAGTATACAAAAGATCAACACTACGACTGGCACAGAGATGGTTATTCAGATCATTTTGCAGCTAGAGATTTTAGTTTTGAACCACCAAAAAACTTAACACAGACAGGGTTTCCACACTTAGTTGGAACCTGCAGGAAAATTAGTTGCTCTCTTTTACTGAATGACGATTATGAAGGTGGAGGACTAGAGTTTATGTGGATAGACGAGGGTAAAGTAAAAACAAAAACTATAGAACCAAAACCCCTTGATCTAATTATATTTCCGTCAGGACTGGAACACAGAGTAGTCCCAGTCACCAAGGGCACAAGATATTCAGTTGTAATATGGTATGGAGGACCACCTTTAGTATGAATAGTCATAAATATACACCAAAAATGTTGATGCGAGTGTTGTCTAAATTCTGTGAAAGCGAAGAAGGACAGGACGCTGTTGTGCAAATGATTTTACCAGACGGTAGAAGTCCTATGCAAAAAGAGTTTAACATCAAAGAGGTTAGATTAGTTGAGAATAAACTAATAGGAGCATCAGAAAAATATAGAGTGATGATATTAGTGCAATGATTAAGAAGTTTATAAACACATTGTGGGGTGCACCTGACAAAGGTATTGCAGGAGAACCAGACCCTGGAGATCTTACTGTTGACAATGCCTACAAGACAAGATGGATCTGGTACCACACTATTTTAGGTATAGAATTGTTTGTAATTATCGTGCTATTGACAGCCATTTTAGTGGTGCTAGCCGTCAGGTAATTTACTCTGAAAAAAGAATCAAAACTTTGGCAAAAAGTTAAAAAAAATACACCGAATATTAGTTGGACACGCGTTGAAAATTGGGCCTCTTTTGGCTTCCCTGACCTTGTGGGTTATACTGAAAAACAAGGATTCTTTACTGTAGAATTAAAAGTAACTACGAGTAAAAAAATAGCCTTCTCTCCACACCAAATTGCGTTCCACGTGAAACACCCAACCAACACCTGGATCCTGCTTGCGACCCTCGATGCTAGCTCCTCGAAACTTTCTGAAATGTACCTAGAGCCGGGGTCCAAGATCCTCGAGCTTGCGCGCGACGGCTTGCGTGCTTGCGGGCCCACCCACCCATGGTCCGCGCTTGAGCGCTTGCTCACTGCTTGAGGCTTGAGCCCTTGCGCCTGTGCCTTGTTGCCTGTGCCCGAGCGCATTTGTTAATGTGTACCTCCATGAACCGACACACCACGTAGTAAAACGCGTTGCGCCGGTCCGGGGTAGAAAGGATATCTTTGTTCTTCATCAGTATTCAGTGATCACGAAGCCGCTGGCATCGTGTCGCGCCTTGCCCTTAGCTTTTAAACCTATGATCACGCCGGCCCCTGCATCGGTGAAGCGCGCGTCGTGTTCGTCGCCATCAATCACCGGGTAGCCGCGCCACGTGGCAGGCAGCTCACCGGAGAACACAACGGCCGCGCTGGTATGCTGCAGGACCCGGTCCAGTTTATGGTCGTTGTCTTCTGCCCTGCTAAACGTTAAATGATAGTTAGCTGGCAGCCGGCCCTTGGTGAAGCGGTTATCTAGTTTAGTGTAATCGTAAAATTGCACTTTTGGAAACAGCTCCATTATATTCTTGTCTGTTCCTGGAACCTTATATTTTTCATATGGCAGGTCACTGGTCCCGTTGAGTCTAACGGCAGCCTTCAGGCCCAGCCCCTCGGCGCGGCGCTGCAGCTTGCCCACTTCCATGGCCAGGTCCTGCAGGAACTGGCCCCTGTCATCCCAAAACCTGTTTGTCTTTTGCAGCCTGGACCGCTGGACCACGTTCATCGCGCCCCGGCCCGCTGTGTTAAGACAGGCAGCCGCGCACCCTGCACTGGCTGCTGGGCACACGTTCTTACCGCTTAGATTATACGGCGCCATGTACAGGATCCCGGTGAGCACGCCCACCTTTCTATTTTTTATAGTTTTATAGTTGGTATCAATACCTAGCAATTTTTGCATAAATTATCCTTTCTATTTTATATCTTATTATCCCATATTAATAAATTTGTCAAGCAGCTTGTGCGCTTGCGGGCCCACCCGCCCCCCAGCTTGCTGCCTTGCGGCCTTGCTTGCGATCCGCCGTGCGCGCTTCTCGACCCAATACGGATTGACGGTGCCGCGGACACCGGCCCGCGCAGCAGGTGCCCCGGGCTCTTCGGCCCGGAGCATCTTGCTATTGTACTTGGAAGTATTAGGCATCCAGTATTGCCTCCATCATCTTGACGTTGGCATCCGTTGCTTTGATCATGAACACAGCATCACCTGCAATCGTGCAATACTCACGCCAGTTCGGCGCCAGCTGGTCCTGTATCTTTGAGAAGTACCAGAAGCGCAGCTGTGATGCACGCCAGTTGCGCGGACGGCCCTTCAGAAGGCCTTCATCATCCACAACCAGCTCACCCTGTAGTTCATGTTTGTTTTTAGCGTCGCAATACAGCGCCGGGACCACGTCGCACAGGCTGCAATTAATTTGTTCATACATTCCATTGCTTCCTTGGAAGGGAGGTTCTCCCGTCCAGGTGGTGGACGTCATTGGCTGCTCTGTATCGGCAGGTATTCTTAGTGTTAAATAATCCATAATTTTTCCTTTCTTTAAGATTATATGGGATCTTCTTATATTCTTGTCAAACTGTCAAATAAAAATAAATATTTTTTTTCTTGACTGGTTCCTTGTGACCTTTAGGGCCCACCCGCCCCCAGGCAAAAAATACCGGAACCACACAACCAACCATGTGTGGTTCCAGCACCCCTTAAGCTTGTTGCTTTGCTTGTTTTTCAAACTCGGATCCATGACCCTCATACTCTTTCGTTAGTATGGCAATCAGATCATTTAAATGATCCCATTTGTAAAACTCCGAAGCTATATTCCATTCTGTATCAAACTTTAAATTCTCAACTCCATCGTCCTCAACTTCAAAGGTAATTGTATGTTTAGTCCTCACTCATCATCACCTGCCTTCCTGTAATGTATGGCATTGGGGGTTTTACAGATATAATCTACCATACCCCCAATACTCTAATTAACTAGAGAGAAACCGCCACTCGCCACCGCAACGGCTACTGTCGGTTCTTTATCGTCTAGCTTTATATTATTCATAGCTTGTGATAATCGGCTCTTGGTCTGTTCACTCACTATGGACAATTCTTTTCCAATGTCTGTGTTTTCAAAATTCACACACTCTTTAACATTAGTCCAATATTGTTCTATATCGCCCAAGAATTTTGCTTGATCGATAATAGAGTTCATATCGGTAATCAGCTCGTACTTCGTTTTCCAAAGTTCTCTATGAGTATTCAGTAAGTTTGATCTTGATTTCTCAAACTGTTTAAGCATGAGCCAATCAGTCTCGCTTTCTAACATCATACACCTAGAATGACATGAGCCATGAACAACGACTTTACGATACTTTCCGTAATCGCTATCGCTTACACCTGAACAATGTTCAGTCCACCCATAGTTTCGTCCGTCCATCATCAAAGCATAATCCTCGCCATGTCCGTTGCTATCGGCAACCGCTTTCATGTCATGGGACATATCTGCTTTTTGTTTGTGGTAGTGTGGGTTTTCTTGTCTTTGTGTTTGATCATACTCAACTTTAATCGTGGCTTGATGACCTCTTAATTGTAAGTCTTGATGATACAATGCCAAGTATTCATCTATGTCCATAGTGAAACTAAATTGTTGTTCACTTGCGTCCATGAATTGTGGCTTAAAGTAAAAACAACTATCCGTATCAGTAAAACGACTGTAATGA